CTTTCTTAAAGTTATCTGCTGTATTGTGGTTTATAAACTTTCTTCTATCTACCACATCACCTAAATGCACCAAAGTATTAATATTGTTTTCTACTAGATATGGAAAAAACACATCATTGTAAAATTTGTTTTGAAACTTTTGAAAGGCTGGGCTATCGTTTCTTACACCAAAGTGTGTATCATTTAGTAAAGCTATCTTCATTTCTTATTTTATCTAGGTATTCTCTATGACCTATTCTTTTATTTGTTGTTGTTTGTTTTAAGTGTGTTTCTAAATGAGATAGAACAAATGATCTTAAATCTCCAGCCTGACTTTTAAACTCTTCTTTGTGACTATCATTTAACATTCCTAAACCATACAATATACTTGTAAAGTTGTGTTCAAAAAATAGTAAAAAGTTTGTTTCTGTAAAGTCTTCTAGTATTGGCAATCTATTCTTCCATTTAAGTAGTTTATGTTCTAGTGAGTCTGGTATTTTTATGTTTTGCATATCTTCCCAAAACTTACCTTGTCTTTGTACGAAATAGTGTAGTAAAACAAAATCTCTTACATTTGTCATCATATAATTTACTTTATTATTATAATCTATAATATCGTTTGGTGTATAGTTATTAGCATAATGCATAAACATAAATGTTTGATTAATTGCTGTGCCTATTGATGTAGCTTCCATAGGTTCTACAAAGTTTGCACTTAAACCAATCGCCATACAATTTTTAATCCAAGTATTGTCTATTTTGCCTGGATCAAATTTAATGTTTCTTAATATCTCTACTTTACCAAATATCTTTTCAATCTCTTCTACTGCCTGATCTTCGTTTATGTAATCACTATCATAGATGTAACCATTACCATATCTGCCGTAAGTAGGTATTCGCCACAACCAACCAGCGTTTAAGGCTTTTGCTAGTGTGTAAGTATTATATTCTGGTGTATCAGGTGTTTGAAACGCCAACGCCTGTTTCATTTTTAAACTATCACCATATGATTGCCATTTAGCACCTAGTTTACCAATTAATGATCTTTTAAATCCTGTACAATCAATAAAGAAGTCTGAATAATAATCTTCTTTTTCACCTACAATCTTTTGTATGCCGTCTTCACCTACTATTACATCTTTTATATCATCAATAATAATCTCTATACCTCTTTTCATACACAAGTTAACTAAAAAACTATTTAACTTAAATGTGTTAAAATGAAATTGTTTTGTTGGTGATTCACCATAAGGTACATAGAAACTATTTGTATTACAACTTTTATCTGTCGTTTCTAATTGATCTAAACCTAAAGTGTGTGCCATACCATACGCACCAAGATATTGACCTAGTTTTGTTTTTTGATAAAATGGCTCTGTTACATTATGATAGTAAGGATTTTCTGTCCAACCATCAAAGTAAACACCAAGTTTAATTGTTGCGTCTGCTTTAGTAATAAGGTCTTTGTGGTCTATACCCACATAATCCATAAACTCTTTAAAGTGTTCGGTACTGCCTTCTCCTACTCCTATGATACCTATGTTATCTGATTTTACTATCTTTATTTTATAGTTGTTAAATCTTTTTTTAAGTATTAAGGCTGATATAAGACCGGCTGTTCCACCACCAACAATGGTTAATGTTTCAATTTTTTGCATATTAATAAAAAAATTCTAATGATGTCTTCTTTTTAACTCTTACTTTCTTTACTGGTTTCTTTTTTTTATCTTCTTCAATAGGTAAGTTTTTCTTTAAAAACTCTGTAAACTGGTTTGTAAATTCTCTATCATCACCGGGTTGCAAAGCATAATCGTCAAAATTCGAGTCGGTTAAAATTTTATGTTTAATAGTTACTTGTTTCTTTTCTTTTTGTATTCTTCTAATAAAAGCATAGTATATAATCTGCGTAAAGTAAGCAAAAGGATTATTAGATTTAGTTGGATTAAAATTATCCAAGTATTGTAAACAATTCTCTATACCATCACTAATCATATCATCTTTAAATGTATAGTTAATAAAATTAGGTCTGTATGATAAGTGGTTTGCAATCTTTAAGAAACAACTACCAATATAGTCTGGTACTGGCGGCTTTTCTTTCTTTTCTCTTTTCGCTTTATTTACTGATTTTCTGTAGGCAATCATAGCCGCTAAAAAATCTTTGTTTGATACGTAATGCTCTTTTTTTGCTGTTGATCTACTCATAATATATAATATAACATATGTTGTTTATCCTGTCAACCTATCCTGGAAAAGCTTGACATTTTTTGTTTTTTCCGTATAATGGAGCTTGTAGCGAGTTAATGAGGTAACCTAGCTTAGTGTATGGTATCCTCTTCATCTCTAAATTCATCCCATAGTTCATTGTATTCATCATTTTCCTCAAGTGACATTTGTTTTTTAGGGGGTTCAACCGTTTCTTCCCTTGTGGGAGTTCTATCTAATTTATCATAATTGACGGCAATATCAAAGTACGATTTAGTCATTTGATTCGTAGCAGTTGTAATCGCCATTATCTTATCTTTTGGAATATTAACTAAAGCGTCGTGTGTGTACCCTATCCATTTTATTAAGGCAATATAATCTCGTAGGCCAGTTGGTGTAAATTTAGAAACATATTTAATCTGTAAGGGTTTTTCAATCCTCAATAACGGCGTTTTTGATGTAAGTTGATCTGTCGGCAGATTACAAACAATGTCATCTCCGTTAATTAGCTTGATTATTCTTATATTATGTTTAGTGTTAGTCTGTGTCATTTACTTTAATATTTAGGACAATTGTAATGCGTGTTTCGTCTGTTTTTACAGCCGGTATCATATGTGGTATGCAACTAGGCAATATTAACATATCATCTTCTTTTACGTCTAGGTAATAGTCACTTTGCAACCAGGAGTTTTCTATTTGTTTTTCATCCATACTTTCATAGAAACCTTTTCTTAAATGTTTTAAATAATCACCAAATATATGAGTGTTTTTATACAAGGTACTTTTGTGTACACTTGGATTAAACTTAACATAATGTACTGCGTGAAAATCTGACAACTTAATATGATCGTGCATTTTCATAAACTGATCTCTTGTAACGCAAGTATAGTTTACAATATCAAATTTAAAACTAAAATCTTTATTACTCTTTAGTGTCATTAAAAAATTAGAAATGGCCTTTTCATATAAAGGTATTAAAGGTTGAAAGTTAATCTCTTTAAACTCTTTATTAAAAGAATCTTTATTTGCGTGGTGTAAATTACTAAATTCATCCCACTTATTACGACCTTTGTCTTTATTGTAATTAAAAGTTATATCGTTTATAATCTCTTGTTTATTATAACCATTAATAGATTCTATGTGATAGGGTATGCCAAATATTTGTTTCATTTTAAGTCAACATTATGTATTTCATAATCAAATTGTTCGCTGTTGTAAATATTTATACGCTCTCGGAAATGAGCTAATGTATAGTTTTCTTTTTCGTTATGTGTAAGGTCATCTGAAATATCATATAAGGTTGCCTCTGACTTATTATCTTTTAATCTTAAACCACGACCAATAGATTGTAAGTTTCTTATACGAGATTTACTTGGACTTGCAAAAACTATATTATGAAGATTCCTAATATTAATACCAGTGCTAAAAGTCCCGTAGCTAGCAATAATGATAGCGTTGTCACTTTTCTCCGTAATAAACCTAATTTTCTCTCTCTCTTCAGCTTCTACTCCTCCGTGAACAAAAAATACTTTTTTATCTTTTGCTTTGTCTTCTATCATTTGTTTCAATACTTCGCCGTGTTTTTCTACATATTGAAATAAACATAAAGAGTTGCCTTGCAAAGAAGAGCAAAGATTTCTTATATATTTATTTCTTTTATCATTCTTAACCAGATAGTCCATCTCTTCCTGATACGTCTTGTCACTTAAAAACTTTCTACTACCTTGATCGTGTTGTAACACTAAACATATAATTTTTAAGGCGGCTAGTTGTTTCTTTTCTTGTAATTCACTTGTAGATACAACTTTATTTACGGTGCCAAACAATCCTTCTAATACTAGTTTATGTGTTTTAGTACCATCTAAAGTACCTGTAAGTCCTACTCTATACTTACATTGTTCTAGTTTGGTCATTATTTTAGATAAACTTACTGCCTTAAATAAGTGTGCCTCATCACCAATCACCATACCAAATTTTGAAAACCATTTTTTAGGCATATTGTATATTGATTGCCAAGTAGATATGACCACCCTTTTAGTTGTTTCTTTATCGTGTCCTTGATATATCTTATGTACGTTTCTATTTGCATTGTAACCATAATCTTTGAAGTCCTTAAATAATTGTTCTACCAATGAAGTTGTTGGTACTATAATTAATATCTTGTCTTTCTCACTATCTTTTAATCTTAACAGATTGTATATTAACATTAAGTAAACAATTAAAGATTTACCAGAGGCAGTTGGCGACAATAATAAACATCTACTTTTTTGTATAGAGTGAACAAAGGCCTCTCTTTGATAATCTCTTATTTCTAATGGTATCTTTAATGCTTTTAAAAATCTATCTACCTCATCATCATTTACTTTAATGTCTTTGTTTTTTGTACCATCAACAACTTGTATGTCGTTTGATTTACACCATTCTATAATATAAGGATATAGGCCTGCATATATTTGACCTGTTGCATAACTGAATAATCTAATCTTGCCATCCCATACTCTATTACGGTATTGTGGCATAAACTTAAAACCTGGTACTTCAAATGTAAAGTATTCTCCTAACTCTCTACGAATATCGGCGTCTGCCTCTATTTTAAGATAGACTTCGTTTTTCTTATCTACAATAATATATCGAGGTGTCATTATTTAAATTTAGGACCTAAAACCCAGCCTACTAAAACCTTTCTTGTACCAAAAGTTACAGGATTTACTTTGTGCCAAACAAATGACGGAAAAGTTATTATTGTACCTGTTATAAACTTATCTGAAAAATGATGGTAAACGTGTTTCTCTGGATCAGGATTAGGCGTTGACAACTCTATATCACCACCCTCATAATCTTCATTTAAACAAATAGTAAAACTTAATTTTCTAATAGTACCATCATCATATGGTTTTCTATGACTATCTATGTGCCAAGTGTAATGGTCGTTTTCGTTATAGATTGTATATTGCATAGGTTCGATTTTAGTTAAATGAAAATCCCAACCTGCTTTTTGATTGTGTTCTTTTATAGTTTTTAATATTTCTAATTCAGTAGCAGTATCTTTCAACCAACTCACTTTACTACTTCGTCTATTATTCAATCCCGAGCCATCTTGGATTTTAGCTTCCGAGATTTTTAATTTTTCCGATTTTTGGATAATATTATTACACCATTTCTCGTTGAAACGGCCTATAGATATTAAGTAACTATAATCTAAAAACATTAAACAGCTCCACTAGTAAACTTCCTCCAGTCTATAGCATTCTTAATAGTAAATGTTCTATTAGTTATCTGTCTAATTGTTCTATCAATAAAATCAACCGTTGTATTTAAATAATCAACTTTTTGTTTTAGTTTCTGTAAATCAATATCTGAATCTAAATACTTGTCAATATCTGTTTTTAGAATTTTTAAATCAAATGGTTTCTCTGCATAAACTTTAGGATCAGCTTTACCAGTATAATATTCCCACTTTTCTCTTTTGAGTATATTATATTCAGTTTCGCTACGACTTAACAATAACTTAAACTTTGTTAAGTGTTTCATATATTTGTTATGTAATTGTGGTGTC